TCATGGCGGAAAACGGTCTGGACATTGAGGCGGCGAAAAAGCCCTTTGCCGACTATGACACCCTCAAGAGCCAGCTGAGCGAGGCGCAGAAGACCATTTCCGGCTTCCAGGGTCAGGACATCGAGACCATCAAACAGTCCGCCAAGGACTGGGAGAAGAAGTACAACGATGCTGTGGCCGAAAGCCAGCGGAAGATTGCGGACATGGAATTTGACCATGCTCTGGACGCTGCCATCACCGGCAAGCACGGCAGAAGCACGAAAGCTGTCCGGGCAATGCTGGACGTGGACGCTCTGAAGGCCAGCAAGAACCAGGAGGCGGACATCAAGACCGCCTTGGAAAAGCTGCAAAAGGAAAGCGGATATCTGTTCGATGACGGTGGAAACCCGCCTCCTTATTCCAGGGGTGCAGGCACCCAGCAGCAGGAACCCAACCCCGGCTCGGAGCAGGGCGGCCTTGCGGCGGCACTGAGAGCCAAATACAACATGAAAGGATGATTTTTCACTATGGCAATTACTCTGGCAGAAGCAAAGGTCGGCATGGCCGACAAGGTCGATCAGATGATCGTCGACGAGTTCCGCCGCAGTTCTCTGCTGCTGGACATGCTGACCTTCGACAACACCATTTCCCCCGGCACCGGCGGCAGCACCCTGACCTACGGTTACATTCAGCTGAAAACCCCCTCCACCGCCGCTGTGCGTGCCATCAACACCGAGTACACGGCAGGCGAGGCCAAGCGGGAGGAGAAGACCGCCAAGGCGGTCATCATGGGCGGTTCCTTCCAGGTTGACCGGGTGATTCAGAACACCTCCGGTGCCGTGGACGAGCTGGCCTTCCAGGCTCAGCAGAAGATCAAGGCGACGGCCAACTACTTCCACAATCTGGTCATCAACGGCACTTCCGCCGCTTCCGGCACCGGCTATGTGGTGAACACCTTCGACGGCCTGCGGAAGTCTCTGGCCGGTACCTCCAACGAGTTCACCACGGACATTGACCTGTCCGATTCCGGCAAGATGGACAGCAATGCCAACGCCTTCGTTGACCAGCTGGATCAGCTGACCCACATGGTGGACGGCGGTGCTTCTCTGCTGCTCATGAACACCGCCATGCTGCTGAAGGTTCGGGCAGCTGCCCGCCGTGCCGGATACTACGAGCGTAAGAAGGACGACTTCGGCAGAGCGGTGGAGTATTTCGGCGGTATTCCCATCATGGATGCGGGCATGTACTACAACGGCACCAAGTCCGTGGATGTCATCGACACCTCCACCCCCAGCACCTCCGCCGCCGGTACCTCCAGCATCTACGCGGTGAACATCGCCCTGGACGGCTTCCACGGTATTTCCCCCACCGGCACCGGCGTAATCTCTTCCTACATGCCTGACATGACCGCCCCCGGCGCGGTGAAGAAGGGCGAGGTGGAGCTGGTGGCCGGTGTGGTGCTGAAGAACACCCTGAAGGCCGCCGCCCTGAACGGTATCGTGCTCAAGCCCAAGACCGCCGCTTCCGGCGGCTGATAGGAGGCCGCTATGCCGGATTATCAGTTTTATATTCAGGATTATCTCGGCAGCGCAATTTCGGAGGAGGACTTTCCCCGGCTGTGTAAACGAGCCGGGGAGGTTCTGGCCAGGTACAAGCGGATTTACACCGTGACGGAGCCGGAATCCAGGGCGGAGAAAATGGCCGTGTGCGCCATGACCGATGCCCTGAGCGGCTTTGAGGCTATCCAGAACGGCGAGGCCGGAGCCATCCAGTCCGCCGCTATCGGGTCTGTTTCCGTAAATTACGGAACTCCGACGGCGGTGGATATCAGCCCCAAGGGGCAGGCGAGAGAGCTGTACCGCTGCGCAAGTCTCTACCTGGACATCTATCGGGGGTGAGGGAAGTGCTGAATCTCCGGCGGCGGAAGTGTCCGCTTGACTACCGGCTGTGCAATCAGATAGTCACTGTCTATCACAAGGAGGGCGACAAAGTGACCTGTACGGTGCACGACAGGGCTTTCCTGGACTTCAAGAAAACCGAGAATGTGGACAAAACCGGAAGTAAGGAGGCCAACTCCTTTCTGCTGGTCATTCCCTGCTCGGAGGTGTGCGTGCATCCTGAGGACAAGGTTCTGCTGGGAACCGGGGAGGAAATCACGGCGGCGCGGGGGCCGTCCTTTATCCCGGCGAAGGTGCCTGGGCTGGTCGTGGTGAAGTACGTTGACCCCAAATACTGGGGCGGCAAGCTGATTCATGTGGAGGCGGGCGGATGAGTACACGAATCAAAGTGGACATGAAGCCTGTTGACACCATCCTGACCCGGCTGGGCGTTGACAAGAACGGCCAGGTGCAGATGCAGGTGACCCGAATCATCAGTAACCGGATTACCAAGTATATGCCCTTCCGAACCGGTGCGCTGTCCACCAAATCGAAGCGGATCAAAAGCCCCACAGAAATCGAGGTGGCTGCTCCTTATGCCCGCTATCAGTATTACGGAAAGGTCATGGTCAATTCCGAAACCGGAAAAGGTCCCGCTTTTATTCCCGGGGTTGGCTACCGGTACCGGAAAGGCACTGTTCTGAAAGCCACAGAGCGTGACCTGAACTATGATCTGACAAAGCATCCGAAAGCTGGCCCCTTCTGGGACAGGCGGATGATGGCTTCTGAGGCGGCGCAGATCGCCCAGGATGTGCAGGACTACATCAAAAGGAGGGGAAAATGACCGCACTGGAGAAAATCAAGGACTTTCTCAGCCGGTATCCCGGCGCGGATATCTTCCGGGATTTCCATGTGGATTACACAGACCAGATTCCCTTCAACGGCGGCGTATTTCCCTCCGGCCTTACGGAGGTTTCCAGAACCTCTGATATTCTGGGAAATGTCACCGCCATCAACCAGTACAATTTCGGATTGTACTATGTGTTCGAGAAGTCTCCCGGGGACGATGACGGAGCCGCCGAGAACGCGGACTGGGTCATGGATTTTCAGGCGTGGGTGCAGGAAATGTCCGCCCTGGGCAGAGCACCCACCTTCGGGGACGATCCGAAATCGGAGAAGATCACCGCTCAGAACGGCGTTCTGTACGGTGCGGACGAAGAAGGCACGGCCATGTACATGGTGCAGCTGGCCGTGACATTTACGAAGAAATTTGAGGTGAAAAACGAATGGCTGATATGACTTTTAACACCACAGAAGGCAGCGTTGTGGAAAGAAAGCTGCTGATTCTGTATCTCAACACCGGCACTTCCACGGAACCTGTCTGGTCTGTCATCGGTCGGCGGGTGGAGGACAGCTCCATGGAATACGACTGGAGCGAGGAAACCAAGCAGGACATTCTGGGTGTCACCAGAACCACCCTCCAGAGACCGAAGATCACCCAGTCCTTCGACCCCTGCGAACTGGATTCCGGGGACAAGGCGCAGCTGAAGATCTGGAACCAGGCCATCAAAGACCAGGACGTGGGCGCAATGGCCAACAACGACCTGCTGCTGGTACACGCTTATACCGGCACTTCCACCGATGGCGCATTCGCCGAGCGATATCCCGCCAGTGCTGTCCGGCCTACCGGCCTGGGCGGCTCTGCCAACGTGGGTATGCCCATCGACGTGACCTTCGGCGGCGAGCGGGAAACCGGCACGGCCAAGATGACCGACGGCGCCCTGGCGTTCACGAAGGGCGAGTAAAACGATGATTGGGGAGGTGTGATACCTCCCCAACTGTATCAGTAAGGAGAACGATATGAAAGAACTGAATATTAACACCGGCGTTACCACATATTCCATCAACGGGAAAAGCGAGACCGCATTCAATCCGACGGACAGCAATTTTGTAGAAGGCTTGTTTGTGGCATTCAATGAGTTGGACAAAAAGCAGGAGGCATACCGGGATGAGGTTTCCAAACTCACCGACAAAAGAGAAATCTTCCGGGTTGCCCGTGAGCGAGATGCGGAAATGCGGGCAATTCTGGACAACGCACTGGGGGCGGACACCTGCAACCGGGTATTCGGTTCTATGAATACCTATGCCATGGCGGATGGCCTGCCGGTCTGGGCAAATCTGATGCTTGCCATCATCGACGAGATCGATACTTCTTTCGCCGCCGAGCAGAAGAAGACAAACCCCAGAATCGCCAAGTACACCAGCAAATATCAGCGGTGAGTAAGCCATGGGATAGCCTGCTTCCGGAGAGCGTGACGGTTGCGGGCGAGGAATACGCCATACGCTCAGATTTCCGGGCAATGCTGGATATCTGCGTCGCCTTGTCCGATCCGGAACTGGAAGAGCAGGAGCGGGGCGAGGTTGTGCTTCGTATTTTCTATCCGGAATTGGAAAAAATCCCGTACACGGCATATCAGGAAGCAATCGCAAAATGCTTCTGGTTCCTGAATGGCGGCGTTGAAGAACGGAAAAGCAGTCCGGGGCCGAAGCTGGTAGATTGGGAAAAGGACTTTCCGCGTATCGTGTCTCCGATTAACAGAGTGATGGGGACGGAAATCCGGACTCTTCCCCATTTACATTGGTGGACGTTCCTGGCCGCGTACTATGAGATCGGAGATTGCCTTTTCGCGCAGATCGTGCGGATACGCAGTCTCAAGGCCGCGGGGAAGCTGAAAGACCCACAGGACAAAGCGTGGTATCGGAAGAACCGTGACCTTGTGGATATGCAGACAGCGTACACATCGGAAGAAAAAGCCACTATTAGCGGCTGGATGGTATAGACTTTTCCGCCAAAGCATGATATACTCCCATAAAAGGGGGGATATCCATGGATGCTGAATCCGTAGTTGTGTGTTGTCTCCTGATTGGCTGCTTCCTTGCCGTTTGGGGTATTGTCCTGCTCTTACAGCATGTCGCCGTCAAAATCCGATATCGTCCGGGTGTCATATTCGGCGGGAAGATAAAGTATCTGTCCGGCTTGAATATCCCGGAGCAGACGATTATGATGGCCGTCGGAAAAAAAGAGGAACTGATCCTTACCGGAGTTGGGCAGGAGTTTCATATCTCAATGGATAAGATTCTGACCATCGAGAAGCTGACCCATTCGGAAGTACACCATCAGATGGTGTCCAATACGGCTGGTGCCATTGCGGGAGCGATGGTAGGCGGTGCCCTCGGAGCGATTCTTCTGGGCACGCCTTCCTTGGAAAAGTACACGGTCAAAGGAAAGCTCGTCATACTGGCTTACCAGAGCGGAAGCGGCGTTCAGTATATTCTCTTTGATGGTTTCAGATACCTGAATACCATTCAAAACATGCTTCGATTCTTCCGGAAGTACAAAAGAAAGCAAAATATGCGAGTCGACCTGTAAAATTTCATAACGCAAAGTCGTCGAATGATTATTCGGCGGCTTTTTTCTTTTGCGTGAAGGGAGGCATCCTGATTGGCGGATGGAAAAATAACGTTTTCTACGGAACTTGACAATAAAGAGCTGGAGAAGCAGCTCCAGGAAATGAACGAGGAAATCAAATCCCATGAAAAAGAACTGAAAAACCTTGAAAAGGAGCGGACAGCTGCCGCAAAGACCCAGGAAGCCGCATTGAAGAGGCTGACAAAAGCGCGGCAGGAATATGAAGCCTCCAGACAGAAAGTCTCCGACCTGCAAAAATCCCAGGAACCGGAGATTTCTTCGTTTGAAAGCGTTCAGTCTCAGATTCAAAAGGCAAAGCAGGAAGCGGAGGACGCTAAAAATCAGTGGGTCAACGCCAAGGGCGGCACGAATGCGGATCAGAATCTGACAGCGGCGCAGGAAAAAATCGCCCAGCTTCAGGTGGAATATGACAACCTGCTTGCCAAGATTCAGGGGTATGACGACAAAATCGCCGCCGCGAATGTCCAGCTGGAACAGCAGAAGGCCGAGGTAAATTCGGCATCTGCGGCTTTTGAGGCGGCAAAGCAAAGCACTGCGGGTCTTGAAGCCAATATAGCAAGTGTTCAAAGCCAGCTTTCCGGAGCGGAAGCCGCCGCGGGCGGGCTTGTCCAGCAGCTGCAAGCGGCACCCCCTGCCGCGGCTGAAACGGGGCAGAAGGTTTCCGCGCTGGAAAAGATTTCACAAAAGGTGGAAAGCGGCTTTGATAAACTTGGAAAGCGGATCGGGCAGCTTGCCCTGAATGCCTTTGTTTTCAATCTGATTTCCAAGGGACTGTCAGCGGTTGTCAGCAAGGTGAAAGACGCTATCGCCGCGGATGATGAGGCGAGCGCGGCGTTTGCCCGGCTGAAGGGTGCCGTGCTGACGGCAATTCAGCCGATCCTCAACTTCGTTGTTCCCGTCCTGACAACGCTGGCGAACGTGCTGACCCGTGTGATTACGCTGGTGATGAATTTGTTTGGTGCTTCGTTCCTTGCGAACAACAAGAAATCGGCAAAGGCACTGAATGATAAGAAGAAGGCCGTAACCGGTGTTGGAGAAGCGGCGAAGAAAGCCAGCAAGTACCTTGCGGGATTCGATGAACTCAACGTGATGAACAGCGATGATTCTTCCGACTATGGCGGTTATTCCGGCGGTGCGGACAGTTCCGGTATCGAACCGGATTTTGATTTCGACACCGGATTCATCACGGACAAACTGGATGAAATCATCATTTACATTTCCGGGGCTTTGCTTGCGGTTGGCGCGATATTGGCTTTTTCCGGAATCAACATCCCGCTCGGTATTGGGTTGATGGTCGTAGGAGCCTTGACGCTGGCCGCCGTAGTCAAGGAAAACTGGGACGCTATGCCGGATAATGTACGCAACGCCCTGACAGCGGTTCTTGCGACCATTGGCGCGGCGGCACTGGTAATCGGCTTGATCCTCGCACTCTCCGGGGTCGATATCCCTCTGGGTATTGGGTTGATAGCGATTGGAGCGGTGGCACTGGCCGGAACGGTTGCGCTGAATTGGAATACAATCTCGGAACTTCTGCAAGGTGAGATTGGAAGAGTGACCACAGTCGTGAGCGGTGCCCTACTTGTCATAGGCAGCCTACTTTGCTTTTCTGGTGTCGGGATTCCACTGGGTATTGGCCTGATCCTTGTGGGTGCGGCTGGATTGGCGACTACTGCCGCTGCTAACTGGAACGCAATCTCGGAACTTCTACAAGGGGAGCTTGGGGGCGTGGTAGCAATTGTGAGCGGGTTTCTTCTTGTCTTAGGAATCCTTCTATGTGTTTCAGGCGTTGGAATTCCTCTGGGTATTGGCCTGATCCTCGCCGGGGCGGCTGGATTGGCGACTGTTGTTGCCGTTAACTGGAATTTCATCGTTGATAAGGTAAAAGAAATATGGAATGCAGTCAAAAACTTCTGGAACAGTAAAATAGCTCCCGTGTTTACGATTGCCTTCTGGCAAGAAAAATTTACCAGTATCGCGGATGGCCTGAAGAGCGCGATTCACCGTGGGATCAACGCGGCGATCGGACTGCTGAATACGTTCATTGACTGGGTTAACGCAAAGATGCACTTCCAGTGGGGCGGATTGAATATTGGCGGAATACAGCTGATTTCTCCCGGGGAAATGCAGCTGTTTACCATTCCGCATATTCCCTACCTTGCCCAGGGTGCGGTTATCCCGCCCAACCGGGAGTTCCTGGCCGTGCTGGGCGACCAGAGCAGCGGCAACAACATCGAGGCTCCCGAAAGTCTCATCCGGAAGATCGTCCGGGAGGAGACCCGGGGCATGAGCAGCCGCCGGGTGGAGGAGCTGCTGGAAACCCTGATCTCCGTGGTGAACGGTATCGAGGTAGGAGACGAAACCATTGGCAGAGCTGCCGCCCGGTATAATCGGGTGGCCGAGCGGGCAAGGGGGTATTAAATGGCACGGAAAGTTCTCATCATCAACGGCCATGATTACTCCGGCTTTGTCGCGGAAGACGGCTACCAGTGGGAGGACAACGACATCGACGGCGACGGTGCCGGACGTGCCATGGACACCATGATGGACAGAGACCTTCTGGCGGACAAGACCAAGCTGCAAATCTCCTGTCGGGATCTGCTGCAATCGGAATCCTCAGCCATCCTCACGGACATCAAGCAGGAATTCTATGAGGCCACGGTGCTGGATGCCTGCAAGGGCGAGATCACCTGCCAGATGTACACAAGCTCCCGGAAGGCGGCGATTGCGGTCATCCGGGATGACGGGGAAGTCGTGTGGTCTGGCCTCAGCTTTTCCATGATCGAGAGGTGAGCCTATGCAGCAGACATCTGAAGCCTATCAGCGGATTCTTGCCGGAAAGCACTGGTTCGAGAACTCCGTGACCATCGGCGATTCCGGGCGGCTGGTAACGGAATCGGGAGATGTTATTACCTTCGGTGAAGCTCCGCATGAGGTAGTATCCATTCTGGTGGATACCGGTAGCCCGGATTCCGGCTTCCGGGAGAACGCGCTGTACAGCGTCGTTACCAACCATGAGTTCTTCACAGATGGTTCTCCCAGCGTCGGAGATGCGGTTGCTGGATATGTGGATATCAGAATGCTGGCTCCTTACAATATCCCGAAAAAAGCCCGGATCGCCCTGTATTGCCGGGTGGTAAACGGGACGGAAGCATCCGAGTGGGTACCCCAGGGCGTGTATTACATCGACACCCGGGAGCAGACCCACAGCGGCGGCCGGGACATTCTGAAAGTCAAGGGCTACGACGCTATGCTCCTGGCGAATGTGTCCTATCCCAGCGATGACAAGCACGACTATCCACTGCTGGACAAAACCATGGTGCAGTTCATCGCCGACAACATGAAGATTGACGCAGACGGTAATGGTATCAGCGTAGACCCCCGGACGTGGGAGCTGATGACCGCCGGGTACAAGTGCAATCTTCCGGCTGGCTACTCCATGCGGGAGGCTCTGGGGATGATTGCCGCCGCCTATGCCGGGAACTTCATCATTTCGCCCACCGGCCAGCTTCGGCTTGTGAGTATGTTCGACCTGCCGCCGGAGACACGGGTGCTGTGTACCGAGGACGGCTATAAGATCGTTTTCGGGAAAACCCCGGAAGGGGAAAATGTGTACATTCTTGCGTGATTGCGAGGTGAAATTATGATGACGGAAAGCTTTAATCTTCTGCGCCGTGTCCAGAGTTTGGACATCTCTCCGGAGCTGTCCGGCTACAGCCGCGTGACCATCTACGCCGGGCAGGACGAAAACGGAAAGGACAAGATATACACCGCCGGAGACGATACCGGCACGACCCTGGAAATCACCAACGAATGGGGAACCCCGGAGCAGGCGGAAGCAATCCTGAAGAAAATTCAAGGCTGGCGTTACCAGCCCTATAAGGCAGGCGGCTCCAGCATCGACCCATCGTCGGAAATCGGGGACGCGGTGAGTATCTCTGACATCTACAGCGGAATCTTTGCCAAGAAGACCACCTATGGCAAGTACATCCGTACCGACCTGGAGGCTCCCTCCAAGGAGGAAGTGGAGCATGAATTTCAGGTACAGTCACCCACCGACCGGCAGTACGCACGGTTCACGGCCAGTGTCCGGGCGGATTTGACCTTAAAAGCCACAGAAATCGCGGCGAAGGTGTCCAAGGAAGAGGGCAATCAGACTTCTAGTTTCTGGTGGAGGCTGCTCAGCGACAGCTGGACGGTCGGAAACCAGAGCAAGACCATCTTTAAGGTGGACAGCAGAGGTGCCGAAGTTGAGGGGGAAATCCGAGCCACTTCCGGCAGCATCG